ATGATTGCCCGGCCAGATGTCTCATTCGACCTGATACCCAGACTCGCATCTTGAATACCACTGACATCTTTCATGTCTTGGGTATTCATGGCCACCTCTTGGAAGATGGCTGCTTGGGGGGCGGGAGGTTCAATTCGTTGAATGTTTTGTCCGATGACGGCCTCATCATTGACAATCAGCAACGGATCACGCGTCAAGTGCGCCCGTCTAAAGGCGTCTTGTCGTCCCTCAATCGCAGACTGGGTGGCCAACCATTGGGCCTTCGGGGCATAGCCGAGTTGCTCAGCTGCGATAGACCGCCAAAAGTTCTTCAGTCGGCTCGGGTCCTTCATGAACCGAACCAGACCGTACCGTACCCGACGTCCAGCCACATTAACGATACGACCAGACATACGAATAACGGGTAGTCTATTCATACGATATTCATATGGACCAGCTAGAATGCACCAACCAGTGCAGTAATGCATCTGAGCATACCTGCACCACACTATGCGTGTTTTAACTGGAGCACCATTTGCTTGAATGATCTGCTCTTCGTTAGTTTCATCAATTTCATACATCTTGCCATTCTCGAAGAGGGCAAGTGTCTTTTGACGTTCAATCATACGCCAGTATTCGGTCACACGATAAGCATACTCATCTTGCCATCCAGCGAGGGTGATACGATCAACCTTATCAACCTCAAGGAGATTTGACCCACCACCAGCTTGTGGCCACTTACGGGAGAACTCATCTTTGGGGATGCGATCATCAACCCAGACAGTACGGGCATCTCGTCCGGTAGGGTCCACAGAGAAGCGATCCCAGACAACTGCCATCGTGTCTTCAATGGGTCGAATACGAATTTCTTGATCGAATACATCATCTCTTGCGTACTCAACCGTTACTTTAAAATCAGCATCGCCACACTGAATCATAGATTCAAAAGACTGATCATAAACACGATCAGCACGAGATTGCATTTCGATGTTACGCACCAAGTCCTCACGGATGGATGCTACGTCGGTATCCTCGTTATTACTAGGAACAACTTTAATGGCTTTTCTAGACTCCCGCCAATCACCAACCAGTTGAGCAGTGAACTGTGGTATAGTGTTAATGACTAGACACGGAAGCGATTTACGCTGTTGCAAGACTACGGGATCCCACTGCTCACCGGCAGCGAAACGAAGATCATCCATCGCCTCGTAGCGATTAATACGATCAAAGTCAAGATTGTGCTGATACTCTGCACGCATTTGATCAATGAACTGCTCCTGAGAGTCAAACCCCTCAGGTACATACTTATTCTTTACTGGTTCAACGTCAATGAGGTCCGGTAGACGAAGATTCTGAATCTTCTTCTTTACAGGCTTTTCATTGTCAGTCATTGCAGCCATTAACCAGCCATCCACCCTGTTGCAGTGTCACGAACCCAATCAATTTGTTGTCCGTCTTCAATTTGTTGTTTAGTCGGCCCAGTTTCAGCGGTTAGTCGACGACCAGTCAACTTGTCAAAAATCTTTGTAAGTCCCCACACGAGAGCATCAACGCGGTCAGGGGAACCATTAGCAGCAGAACGAATGAAGTCCACAGAAAAGAGACACATCTGATCTTCAAGTGCATTGAATGCGCCACAGTGATGAATCCGACCTTGTTCATATAGAGCACTGATTGGTTCAGCACGGACAACCTTACCCCTACTGGCATTCACTAGTTCGATAGGGACGGACCGATCAATAGCCCTGAGGGTGCTTTCAACCATAAGACCACCCTGATTCTTTTCCGCAATGATTTTATCTGCGGACCAAAGACGATATAGACTTACTGCTTTACGAGCCCACTCTTCAGGGTTACCTCGCATGGAACCATCTTCAAGAACATAACCACGAGCATAGCCCTCGGCGTCTCTAGCCAGTCCGACAACAACGATACCATGTTCGTCGGAATGTTCATTGTTTGATACCGCTGGGTCAACTGCCACATATACCCTTTCAAGGTCTGCTGGAGGTTCTTTAAGACGTGCAGCATCAATCATGTCTCTATTCCAGAGAGCTCCTGGGATGTCTGAGAGGATTTCACCTTGGAGTTCTTGTCTTCCAAGGCGTGTCCCACCATATCTTTCGTACAGTTGCTTTACAGTGTTCACAGCCAAATTGGCTTTGTTGTCCAGTGTAGCTCCACGAGTTACCACAGTGTCTGCATCTCCCATAAGACGCTTGATAAGTGGTAACGGCCTGGGGGTTGTAGTGATCAGGCAGCGAGGGTGTTGGCCAAGGCGAAGGCCGAACTGAAGCTGGTCCCACGTTTCTTGCATGTACCGGAACTTAGCAAGTTCATCGACCCAGGCGAGACCATGCTGCGGCCCCCGTAGTTGATCCGGCTCAGTTGCATTATATACCCAGGCTTCCGTACCATTGGGCCACGTAAGACGACGATTTGTAGGTGACCAGTCGGGTCTTTGGTCTTTCGGGTGCGAAGCGAGGAGGCCAGAGTCTCCGAGTACCATAACGTCCCGTGCATCAGCGGCTGTCTCAGCCACGAGGGCAATCCGTCTGGGTGCGTTGGGGGCAGCCGTAAGGGGTGATGTTCCACAGACATTTTCTCTAATCCATTCTGAACCAAGGCGGGTTTTACCGAAACCACGTCCCGCCAGTACCAACCAAGTATTCCACAGACCTTCGGGGGCAAGTTGGTTGGGTCTGGCCCAGAAACGCCAATGCCATTTAAGTTCCGCCTTCTCCTCGTCCGTCAGGGAATTTAACAACGTTGTCCGTTCCTGTTCGCTGAGAGAGGCTAGAAATTCTGCTGGTGAAGTCTGCAACGGATTCCTTTATGTGTTGTTCGTGCTGGATGGCCCCCCCGTCGGCCCCTGTGACCTCCTGACGCTCTTTCCAGAGGGCGATGGCCTTCCCTGCCAGCTCGATGGCCCGAAGCCTGTCAGCGGTCTTCTCAAGCCCTTCCAGGTCATCAATAATCTCCACGAGTTTATTGATTAGGTACTCGGCCCTGATCTCGGATTGCTTCTCTCGCTTTTCTAGACGTCTTTTAATTTCTGCCTGAATTGCGGGATGATCCATCAGTTCGATGGCTGTGCGAGCAATTGAATACTTTGACTTACATTGATAGTCAGACAACTTAATAGCCTCTTGGGCATTGTATTGAGCCGCACCAAGATAGGCATTAATGAATGATAACATTTTAGGTGTGAGGTCTCTACGGCCTTTATATGCCTTCTCGTCACCGTTTTTAGCAGATAAATAAGCCATTCAGTTCCCTATATTCATATTATACTAAATCCATTACAGTCTGTCAACCTCAATAATTAAAAGTGTCCCCCGAGCACCGCCTACGGCGTTGGTCAGACAAACCAATCTATAGTACTTATTTGTAATTTTACTTTATGTAGTGTTTGTAAATAGATTCTCTTATTAAGTTTATCTATTGTTTACATCTTAATTGTTTATTTATAAATATATTATATTAATATATATTATATATCTCTATCTATCCCTTATAGAGATATTATATAAATTTCCCCCGCCAAAGTCAATAGCACATCGAAGAATTTTATGCAGAAACTTCATTTTTTTATAAAATAAAAGAGGTGACCTCAAAAACGCTCTGTCGGATCCCCACTTTATCCTACCCCCCAGGTAGGGTATTGCAACATGCAAATCCTCATTGCAGCGGTAGGAATTAACCGTATCGATAAACGATAACAATATATCGATAAACGATAAACCACATCACGCATTCGTGATTAGACTATTGCAAAACGTAGTGCTATACCTGGTCTTGTCAAAGGGGACACACCCCCGAGACCACGCAAGGTCCGCTTGGACCGCGTGAACCCTAGCGGCTAAGGAGACTTGCCATGGGCAAGCGCCTGAACCCGCATCGGAGACTGCTAGCGCGTCAAGCCGCCCTTAAACAGGCTGCGCAGAACGCTGGATATGAACCCGATTGCGGTAAGTTGCAACAGGGCATAGTTAGGTCCGCCCTCAACTTGAGGGTTAAGCCTCACCGTGCCATGAAGCCCCATAGCAAGTTCGCAGACAATCCCCCCGATCCTGTGAAGGTGACCGGGTATAAGCTGCTACGTTACTAGGGTTATAACATACGGACTACAAACGAGGTCCGGTCAGGACCCGGCCAAGGGCATATGCACCTCTGGTGACACCTATAAGGATCAACCGATCTAACCTAGGCTAACTGTCTGGGCGATCGTGTATGGTCTCCAATAAGGGTGTCGCTGTTAAGGGCCTTGGTGACTGGTAACTGCCAAATGGTAAGTGCCGATTTGGGACGCTAGACCGTCAGGGAGCGTGCCGAGCTATAGACCGGCTTAAAGCGGCCGGGACGCTTGGGTAATTCGATCCGTCACTGGTCTGGCCCCACAATCTCGCACCCATGAGGCGGTGAACGGGCCTAGCAATCCGTTTGCCGTTCGATGTGGGATGACTGTGAGATTGAGGGGAAGCAACGTCTTACGCTTGGGTTGAGCCCCAGCATTGCATTATGCAATGTCTGAGTGATCCCTAAGCACGCAACCATTAGTGTTGCGCCGAGTAGATGAGACGCCTTTGGAAAGGGATCACTGCTCATGCAAAAATCAA